GAAAGAACCTTTACAGGCGATTGAACTCTGGTTCACTGTACTGTTGCTTCTCCTGTTCCTTGTCAATCCACATATCAGCAAAGGCCTTCCAGTTGGTGATAGGCTTTCCGGTCTTGGTCATCCAACCTGTTCCCTCGTAGTAGTTCATGAACCTGCTGGCAAGCCTGTTCTCACATCCAGCATCTAAAAAATACTCGCTCACATCCTCAAAGTCCGGCGTGATGGCGTTCCCATCGGGCGGGTCGCCCGCTTTCTTAATAACTTTTTTTCTTTTCTTTTCTTCTATATTAAGGAGGTGAACGATTGTTCCCCTCACAGGTGAAGCATCGTTCCCCTCAGAGGTGAATGATTGTTCACCTCCCTTTTCGCTCTTTGACGATTCTTCCGGCACCTTGACGTATATCTTATCGGGCTTGTTCTTCCCTTCACGCTTGCGCTCGACCAACCCGGCTTCTTCCAGCTCTTTCAGAGACTTCTTGACCCATCGTTCCGTGAATCCAGTATCGGCAGCAAGGTCTTTGATGGGATACACGATGTATACTCGCCCTAGTTGGTCAGCAAACTTTCCGCTTCTGCTTGCCCTCTGTGACGACCTTGCACGATTGAACAGGTAAACGTAAACAATTTTCTCTGTTGGGCTAACGTCAATAGTCGAGAGGAATCGAGGGTAGACCATGTACCCATTGACCTTTGTGTCGGCTGTCATGTATTCCATTTTTTTCCTCCTGCAATAGTCTTAGAGCTCTACAATGCGCTCACGGCCCCGTAGAGCCGTGCCAAAGCCGTTTTCTGTGTTTGGCCGATAAGTTTTTGTCATCTGACGCTAAAAGCGTTTGTAGGGCTTCTGTGTGCGTATATGCAAAAGGCTGCCATTGCTGACAGCCCATGTGCTCAATCCATCCAAGTGTACTCTTGGAACCGTTGAATCTGCTTGTTAAACGTAATGGGAAGGTCGCCTATCTCGCCTTCCTTGTTCTTACTCAACCGGAACAGGTACTTGTCTGGGTTGTCGCCGGACAGAAGAATGATTGCATCAGCGTCCTGTTCAATCTGTCCGCTCTCTCGTAAGTCGGAGTTGGTAGGCGTTGCTCCGGGCTTAGATGGGTTTCGATTAAGCTGTGCCAGCGCAACCACGACAATGCCTGTGGTCTGCGCCAGCTCGTGTAAGGCAATGGATATGGCTGTAATGGCGGCATATCTGTCCTTTGCGCCTGTTTCGTGGATGAGTTGAAGATAGTCTACGAAGATGATTTGAGCCTTTTTACGGAAAGCCTGAGCCTTCATCCACGCCACGTTCTTTCCGGCAGCGGAGCGGATATATAAGGGCATTTTCATGTTCTTTGCCTGTCCGTCAATCTCATTCAAGCTAACCGCTTTGTTTTTCACCGTGTCCAGAGGGCAGTATATTTGATTAGCCATCAGACGCGCGCCCAGCTTGCGTTTGCTGGTTTCCAAGCTGAAATAGTACACGGTGTAGTCCTGCTTTGCCATGCTTGCTGCTATTTGCAAGGACAAGGCTGTCTTGCCCGCAGACGGTCTGCCGCCGATAATAATGAAATCACCCGGTGAGATGTGCAACGCTTCATCCAGACGCTCTAGGCCCGTCTTGATATACACAGGCTTCTCGTCCATGTGAAGCACATAGTCGTTCAGCACATCCTCGTATGTCCACGCATCTTCTTCCTCAGCTTTCAGGCTCATCGCCTCGCCCATCTGCTGATAGATGTCTGATAAATCAGAATAGTCGGTAAGCTCGCTGGTCATCTGAAATGCCAGACCTTGCACACGAGTGAGTGCAGCTTGTTCTCTGATAAGCTGTGCCCAACGTTGCATCTGCTCTCTGTCAATGCGCACGCACTCCGATTCGCAGGTCTGCACACACGCTAAAAGCGTCTGCGCTACGTCTGGATGCTGCGTGTTTATCTCGACTATATCTATCTTGCCCCTAGCCGTCCAATAGCCCTGAACAGCCGCAAAAGCGTCTCTCAGCTCAGGTCTGAACAAGTCAAGTTCAAGGTCTGGTATAATTTCATCCACAACGCCCGGCTTGCAGAGCATCAGCGCACCGATAAATACCGTTTGAACGTCCATTGTCATAGTCTAGGAAACTCCATCTCCGTACTTTGCTCGCACTGGTCATCCTGTTTCAATGCGTAAATGTCCTGCCATCCGGCATAGATACTCTGGTCGAGAATGGCTTTCCAGTCATGCCGATCAAACTTTTCCAGCTTGTTGCAGAGCATCTGTTTTGCCCGGTCTGTCATAGGCTTTTTAATTCTTGTACGCATCTGTGCGAACTCTCGCAGGGATTCCAGCAGGGCTTTATCGCCATGAGCAAAGTCGGAGAAGATATCAGGTTTCTTTTTGACTGCACTTTCCGGCAACGTCTTGACGTTCATCTGACTGTCAGTTGATACAATGGGTTCATTGTCATCTGACTTTGAACTCATAGATGAGCTGACCTTCATCTCATTTATGACATGAGGATGAGCTGACTTTCGTGCAGACCATCCTTTTGACGCAATATCGCTTCTTTTACGCTCTTCATCGAGCAGATGCTTAATCAAAATGAAACAAGATTCTGCTTTTTTTGAGTTCAAAGTTGCGTCTTTTTCTTCAAAAACATATGCACAGATTGCATCGTAAAGTTCCAATTTCTCTTTACTTTTGAGTGTGGAGATGGCTTCAAAGTAGTATCGCTGAAATGTAAAGCTGTCTCGTTTTTTGTCCATGCTCAATCCTCTTTGTAGCGTTTGTTCCATGCTTCGATGGCTTTTTCCTTTCCAAATGTTACTGAAGTGCTCACCCCGCATTTTCCGCAGACAACCCAATTAGCCATGTTAATGTCAAGTGGATGAAGCACTTTTACAGTCGGTGGTTCCGCACCGCAAAACGGGCATCTCTTAAGTTCTGTCATTTTCTAAACCCCTCTCTCGTTCTCGTAATTCGCTTATGCGCTTTAACAGGTCTTTCGCCTTTGCCGTAAGCTGGGCGAATATGCCTTGCCTTGATGTACCCACAAGGTGGCTTCGGCCCAAAGTCGAAAAGGCTCAAGTCCATAACGATGATGCCAAACTTCTTGTTCGTCATACTCAGGCCTCCTTTGGTGGTTCTGGCATATACGCCCAGTGCGTCACTTGTGCGTACTTTTCGCCAAACTCGCTTTTCTCGAAATTGTAGTAGCCTTCGTAGGTATCAGTCCAGCATCGACCATTCCAAACCGCCTCAAATACTTCTGGTTTGTCTCCAATAAGGGTTTGCATAGAAACAAGCACCGCATCGCAATCGTCAGGTGGAAGCCCTTCTTTTTCAATGGAGTGCCAAATCACTTTACTTTCACTCATATTGTCCTCCTATACCATCGGAAACGCCATCCAATGCGTCACCGTCACATCTTTTGGCAGTCTCTCGCCTATCTCATCCCAGAACTGACCGTCTGCGTAACAGCCAAGAAAGTACACTGTCGGCAATATTCCTTGCAACATTTTTCCATCTTTATCACGCCACGTTGTCTTAGTTGCAAGCAACAAAGGCTGCGTCCGCTCTCGTGGCGGTTCGCTTGCTGGATGCCAAAGTGCGTTAACCATTTTTATACCTCCACAGCAGTAAGAACGGTTGCATATCCAATCCAGAACTCAATAGTTGCGCATAGTGCGTTAGCGTCAATCAGCCTCATGTTTTCTCCCTTCAATCTCCGTCCCATACGCCGTCAGGACGCATCTTTGCAAACGCCAGCAGACCGTACAAGGCGCGTTTTGCGTTACCCTCTGTGGCGTTCCAGTAGTCGCTGTCGTCCACATCGTCACCTAGTGCGGAAATAGCCTTTTCAAGCATCGGGATGCTCTCTGCGCCTGTTTCGCCATAAATGGAACGGATGCCCTTGCTACCCAACACATCATCACGACAAAAGTACTTTCCATAATTATAGGTGATATTAAGCCACAGTTCCTTTGTTCCTCCAATGGGACGAGTACCGCCAGCAACAAAGTGCGTATCATCCACTTCAAGCGTTTCATGCGTTACAGGGTCGCACAGCGAAATATCATAGCTCATATTCGTCCAGCTCCTTTTTGATTTGCTGGCGTTCAATCTGCTTCAATCTTGCCTTTGCCAGCTTGCGGTTGTCAGCCTTACGAATAGCCCAGTTGTTGCGGTGGTTTGCCCACGCGGCAAAATAGTGACTGTATTCGCTTTGGTCGTACCAGCCCTTTCCAATAAGCCCTTTATAGGTCTGCTGACGTTTCATCTTTCTTCTCCCATTCTTTGCATCCACGTTCGTCCCACACAAAGTCTGCAACGTGTTCTGACTGGTCGTTCACACACACGCCCTCCGGCTCTGCGTACCATTTGCAAGAGCCACAGGACGGCTCAGATTTGTTCTTGCAGGATTCTGCTGTGCATCTGATAACTTTGCCAGCGGAGAACTGCTTGATGCCCATGCAAGAGCAATGTTCGGTGGTGCAGTAGAAATTCATCCGATTTTCCTCCAACCAATTAACTCGCAGACACCAATCGTTACAGGGTCGCATCTGTGAATAATTATGTCCCCTGTTCTATATGCGTTGATAGGCGGTCTGTAGACAAATCCTTTTTCTTTTGATTCAAAAACTCCATCGAGAATGTTCTCCGGCAAAATTAAAAATCCATCAGAATCTAAGATGGCATCACATTGCTTGCATTTATAGACGCAAACTTTTTTCATCTTCTTTGCCCTCTCTTTCCCCTGTTGAACCGCCCGATCATTCGCTTATACTCCGCATAGCACTCCGGGCACAGGTCGCCAGTGTCCCTGCGCCACGCCCAGTCCTTGAAGTATTCGTCAGGGTTCATCATCCTGCCGCCCAGAACCGCTCCGCAGCGGTCACATACTCGCTTGTGGTAGATTCCTCTGTCAGTTTGCATTAGTCATCCTCCCCAACGTCCTTAAACAGGATTTCTTTGTCGGCTTTCCAGTCTTTGATTTTGCACGGAATGTCCGTGCCGGGCACGGTCTTTTTCAGCCCATCCATCTGCCAGACGTTCCATGAGATGATAGCAGCCATGTTGCGAACCTTCCCAGCGTCAGGCTCTATGCCGAATAGCCACTTAAAGTTCTCTCGCCATGTCAGGAGCATACTTGCTCTTGCAAGCAACAGGCTGTCACCCTGCCACTCATAGCCGTATGTAGTCGTCGCTGCGTCCTCTGCCACATCGTGCCATGTCCAGACATTCCAATCAAACCAGTTGTTTACACATTTCAGTTTGCGGTCAAATAGTCCTTTCCGTTTTGGTACTGAAATCTTTTTGCCTGTTACCGTGTCGTATCGGTTCACAAGGAATGGTGCTTCTCCGCAGGTGATTTCAAGGACTGTTGAATGGATGTACTTGATAGGCTCTTTCTTCATATCAGGCATCGCACCGTTTTCTTCGCCCATGTCTATCATCTTTTTGCAGACCCAAGAAGGAGTGAAAACCTCTGCTTTTGCTTTGGTTCTTTGCTTCTGCTCATCCAGACGCTTGAGAACTCGTGGCACTGGCGGGCACCTCTTGATTTGTTCTAACGTGATTTCATCCGTAAAGCCTGCGCCTAGTTCAGGCGGTGGCTCTGTCGCCCAGATGATGTTTTTGCCGGTAGTACGGTCTTTAAGCAAGATAAACAGCACCGCCGAAAGAATCGGGTCGGAGAAGTCAACCAACTGTTGTTTCGTTTTCCGTCACCTCTTTGTACTCCACGTCAATCCCTTTCGGCAAAGCCGTCTGGTATTTCTGAGCCAACTGTTCTGCGCTCTGAGCATCGCCCAACGGCTGTTCAGGCGGTGCAACAGTGACTTCCACGTTGTCACGCATACCAAAGTAGTTCTTTGCTCGGAAAATCCACTCTGCCGGGTTCTCCTGACCGTACATACCGTTGTACGCCCACATAGACTGCATTTGCAGAATCAGCTTTAAGATGTACTTCTGCTGCAAGCTGTCGTCACGGCGCTTGCCCGCCATAATCTGCTTCAGACTTACCCATTCGATGCCAAGCACCAGTGCAATCCATTCCACCACAGGGGAGATTCTGGCTTCGATGCAAGCGTCAAAGAAGAAGTCAAGGCGTTGCTGTACTTCAATCGGGTTGTTCATGTCCACGCTCGGAAGGTCGCCAAAATACTTGGCTGCAATCATTCCGATGACCTTCTTGTCCTCTTCATCACCGATTCTCGACTGCAAATCGCCCGTATTCAGCATCTTAGACCTCGTGATCGCTAGCTCCTGTTGTTCTTTCACCTTTTTACTCACCTGTGAGCGGATAGATTTCCGCTTGTTAAGCATCTGTTGTTTCTTCTTCTCTCGCTCTTTCTCACGCTTCGCAGCGGCTTCTTCTTTCGCCTTTTGCGCCCGCTTCTCACGCTTTTTCTTTTCAGCTTCGGTCAGCGGCGGTCTGCCACGACCACGCTTCGGGGGTGTTGCCATGTATCAGACCTCCTTTGGCGGTTCAGGAAGCGGCATCCAATGGGTGACATTTTCAAAAGACACACATTCCCTTGCTTCGCACCAATAGCCGCTAGAACAAAAAAATGCAACCCAAATTCCAGCCTTTTTATCGTAAGTGAGAACATAATCGCTCATGTAATCGTCCTTCGGAACGTCAGGAAGTCTATCTTCAACACTAATCCATTCGTTCACGTTCTCACCTCTTCATCTTCGTTTCGATGCTGTCCAGCTTCCGTGCAATCCACCAGACGGAACAACAGTTGTCCAACTGCCGCCACCAAGCGCACTTTTCTTTTTCGCATACGCACCGACCAAGCGGATTGCTGGCCATCTTCATCGGGCAGTAAAGTTCGTTGTCCATCATTTCCACCCCATCACAACAGCCGTACAAGCGGCCAGACACACGTTGACGAACAGCCATACAAGCATTGCCTGACGTTCTTCAAACTGGTCGTCTGCCATGTTTTTGATTGTCCGTTCGGACTGAACTACCACCGCCAGCAGGACTAGGCAGACCAGCCAGCGAGTTGCAAATTCAAACATTGTTATCCTCCATCAAATCTTCCATGCTCAACTGACCGCTGATGTTGTCATCTTCCATCCACCAGCGGAACGCGTCCATGCCGGTCTGCCAGTCACACGGCAAGCCTTTTGCTTTTCTGGTATCAAGCATTCGCTCAAACGCTGAAATGTACATTTTTTCGTAGGCAGGCCAGCGCATAAACTCACGCTGTCTGCCCCCCTACCAGCCATAGGACAGCCGATGCAGCCAACACGCTTCTGCCCTTCGCAATACAGTGAATTGATCGGCAAGTGTTCGCTGTGCATGTAGTCCCACACATCATCGTCAGACCAGTCTACAATCGGATTGACAGTCATCTTGCCCTTAAGGTTGCAGGTCTCGAACAGTTGCCGCTTTTCGTCATTGTCGCCCATAAGGATGATGCGCTTTTCCTTGTCACGATGGCTAAACTCCATCGTTCCACGGTTTTTCTTTCTGTTTGTTGATTCGGCCCAGCGAACGCCGGTAGCGATAAATCTATCGCGGCCAGTATTTTCTTTGAGAACGGCACAGCAATACCGTACAAGTCTTGTAGGCGGCATCAGCTTTTGCGGAATCAGCGTCCACATGGACACAGGCTTGTCCTTGTATCGTGGCATGACGATGGAGCATTTGATTCCCCGTTCTCCCATCGCCTTGAACTGCTCATGAATGAAATAGACCGTCTCCGGCGCATCTGCGGTGGTGTGACTGTTGACCACCTCAAAGTTGATTCCAGCACGTTCAGCCAGAGCCACAAGCACTTGTGAATCCTTGCCGCCAGAGTACGTTACCATAAGCGGCTTCTTGTACCGATGCTCGGATAGCCGTGCAGCATCCTGCAACCGTGCGATAGCAAGTTGTTCCTTATCCATCAGCTCCACCTTTCCCTCAGCTCTTTTTCGACCTGTTCTGACTTTGCTGTGATGTAATCTGCAAATTCGTCAGGGGTCATGTCCTCTTCTTTGAACTTGCCGACCATCTCCCAGTACCTGTCACCAATGCGGATGATTTTCTGCACCTGTTCATCGGTCAGGTCTGCATCGCACCTAAGGTTCTGAATCAGTGCGCCCCATGTGGCGGCGATTCCATCCAGAGCCAAGCGGAAGCCGTACAACTGGTTCTGCCGTGCGATTTTGCGGAGGTTGGCTGACATTGCCTGTTTGCCGTTTGAGGGGCGTTTGTTGCGCTTATTCATTTTATCTCTCCTTGCCGGGGGAAAGTTCAAACGTGACTTTCAGCGTTTTACCACCACGAACTCTCCATGACTTTTGAATCTTGTTCTTACCGTCATGCTCCATTTTAATGATAAAATGATTAACGACCGCTTCAATAGCTTCGCTTGTTACCTCCTTCATGCTTCGCCACATCTGCAAGTCATCCTTGCAGGGCACTGCATAAGTTCCAGCGTAAACATTTCCAAACAATCCGCATATAACATGACATTCAGAATTTTCGTTTTCCTTTGCTTCAAGGAGAGAGAGCCAACGTTCCATTTTAGGCTCTGCATACTCGCCGCACTCGCTCATAAACTCGTGATAGTTTTGCGAATCTTGCTCCGTAAGAGCATCAATGGCGTTCATAACATCGCCAATTTCCTTTTTCAAGTCCTCCCAGCACTCCTCTAAGGGTTTTGGAGTTGGGTTCTTACCATCAATCTTGCGGCGAAGCTTTGATGCAGCAGCGGAAGCTTCTGCTAGTTCTTCTGCGAGTTGCCCTAAAATTTCTGTCTTGGGCAGAATATCTGAAACCTTCTTGCTCACTTCTGTTCTCCTTTCAGCCAGTCGTTCAGCTTTGCCATGCAAGAGGGGCAAAGAATGAACGACCTGTCTGGCGAGCATTCATAGCCATGTTCTTTGATTTTCACTTTTCGGATTCCGTTCGTTTCGCCGTGCCACGAAAAACACTTACCGCATCGATCGCAAATCGCAACCTCAATATCATCGAACCTCATTCTCTTTCTCCAATCTTTTTAGCAGCCCATCCACGTCATACCGCCAATGGACACGCAGCCTTTTTGCTTTGACCTCTATCCCCTCTTGCTCTGCCCACCGCCAAGGGATGCTCTTACGGCTCTCGTTGTAACGGAACGCCAGAACCTTTCTGGCAGTGATTGCAAAGGTGCGGTTGACTGACCTGTAATTGACTATCACATGGGCGGTCTGACCGCCGTACCCCATTGCATCCACCATGTCAGTGATGTGCTTTTCCTTGCGGTATTTGCATTTTGCCTTGTCGTACTTGCCGAATACTTTTTCCAGAGGGATAGAGGGCGTTTCGATGGTTTTCAACTCGAACAGATGGTTCATCGGGTATCGGTATACAAGGAAATCGCAGATGTTGTCGATGGAAAAGGACAGGTTCTCGTTGCCGCCGTAGTAGGTGGCAGCACTGTCTTTCAGGCGGTAGCACCACGCATCGGATGGGACGGATGCCTTGAAGTCTGCTTCAAACTGCTTGCCGGTGTTCATAAATCAACCCGTCCATCGTTTTCTTCTCCATGTGTATGGATAAACATAAAGCATTCCTCTCTTAATCATTCTTTCTGTCATCTGTTTTGCCAGCTCAATGGATGATGCTCTGGGCGCGAAAATCTGTTCCGGGTATTTGATTTCCACCATCAATCCGTTTCGGATAATAGATTTTTCGCACGGATACTTGTAACCGTCTTTCAGGATATAGCCGACCATCTTCTTACCGCTATGCGGTTTGAACCCATACCAAATGCAAGAAAGCGGGCTACTTTCAAACGGAACCAAAATCTGTTTATTTGAATCAAATCTGCAATGGCTGTTCAAAACAGAAGCGATGTGCTTCATCGTTTTCTTCGATGGATTTCTCATCCTCGTTCACCTCTAAATTCACTTCCGAGAAACCGCTTCTTACCGCGTTCCCAGTGTTTGTCCTCGTAATTTCTGCGATACACGTTCTGGCTGCGGTTCAGCTCATATACGAATGCTTTGCGCTCCTCGAAGTCTTTCTTCTCTGCCTTGTACTTTTCGCAGGTGTCGTGACAAGCTTGGTGGCGTGATGTGCAGTTGAGACAACAGGTAATCATTCTATCAACCCCACTGTTCTGACATGGCAGCCGCCACGCCAGCGAAAGTTTTTGCTCGGTTTTTAGCCCGGTCAGTTGTAAACATCCCTTTATGCTGCTCTCTATGTTTGTGAGAGTAAGAGCCTGACGGGCACCACGTCGCAACAGGTTCAACGATATTTGTTGGATGCAGCGGCGGTACACCGCGCTCCCACAGTAATGTTTTCTTGCTGTATGGGTGTCCATATTCATATAGCTGGATTGCCTGCGTAGGCTGCGGATAGTCAAAAATCTTGCTGGGGGTAGGATTCTCAATCACCACTTTTTCGCAATCTGCCGCCCACACGGCAAGAAAAAGTGCCTTTCCGCACAATCCCTCATAATACCGGGAAAGATTGAGCTTTCCTCCCTTGTACAAGTGTCTTGCTCCCGCGTTGCTAGTCTTTGTGCAGGGGACAAATGCGATAATCATATCCCAGCGGGGCACATTATGCGCGATTCCGTCCATGGTCACGACCTGCCCCCCCTCAATAGCCTTTAGGCAGTCACCGAGAATATGCCATTCTGGATGCCCGCCAGACGGCTCAATCAGGTCGCAGGAATAGGCTTCGTGGCCTTTCGCCCGGAATGCTTTGCAGACTTCCTGCGATTCCTCACAGGCAACTAAAACTTTCATCTTTCCAAACGCCCGTCCAGCCAGATAGCACAGCTCTTATATAAGGTAGGTGGTCACGGATTACAGGTCAGAAGGGAAGGCTTCCGTCCTCTTCAATCACCGAGAAGTCATCGTTCCCGCCCTGCGAGTAGCCGGAGCCAGACGCACCAGACAGCGTTTTCTTCGGTCTGACCTCATAATCGCCAGAACGAATCTTGTCCACGCTGGTAAAGCGATCAACGACCAGCTTTGTCTTGATGTTCCCATCGTTGCCCATGTACTCTTCCTCACGGAGAACCACGCCGACCAGCTTGCCACGCAGGGTCTTTTCATCGTTGTTGAACTTGTAGCCGGGATTGGACTGCTCCACAGCTGTGATAAAGCCCTTGAAGAAGGGCAGCGCCTTTTCCTTATAGCTCTTGATTGTCTTGCCGCCCCATGCCCATTCGCCCGGATTCAGCTTACCACGCTCAATGAGGGAAGCGGTCTGCTCACGCCAGTAGCCCTTGAACTCGCCCTCTGCGACCTCCCACTCGATGTTCAGACGCTCCTTTGCGGGTTCGTCCGTTGCCTTGCAGATACCGGCAACATAGCCGCCAACAGGCAGGTCACGGCGTTCGGTGGCTTCCTGTACGTCATTCCAGTTGATGTTCTTCATCTGTTACTCTCCTTTGTTATCCGGCTGAACCGGGATGTTGTAATACTCACGGATTGTCTTGTCTACGGCGGCGAGGTCGTTCTCGATCAGCGCATCGTTGAACATCCCAAGAGGGGTTTTCACGGTGTCCATCCCATCGTTACGAGTGCTAAACAGGTATCGCCCATCCTGCACAACGGTTTTCAGAACGATGGTGAAGTACCCTTCGATGCAAACTTTTTCGTCCAGCATCTTTCCTACCGTCTTGAATTTTTCTCCACCGTTTTCTCCGCATTCGCTGTGCCCGAAAAAGTAGACAACCACATCATCCGGCAGTTCCTTTGCCCGCATCAGCAAGGCGTTAAAGTTGGCTGCCATGTCGGTAAACTTCTGGTATCCAGCGACCTTTGCGCTCCGCATGAACTCTCCTGTCATAAGATAAGTGGCATCGTCAATGACGATGGACTTGCGCTTGGTGCTGTGGATTGCGGCATCAATCTTGCCGTAGTCGCTGGTGATATAGGTTTTCATGTTGCTACGGAACGGCAGCGGCTTTCCAAGCACGTTGATAACCGCAACCTGTTCAGGGTCAAAGTTCCGAAGCGAAGCGGACTTACCGCTGCCGGAGTGACCGTAGACCATTACTAATACTGCCATTTTTCTTTCCTTTCTTCGGCTTCATTAGGCTTCATTGTTCTTACTTTGGCTTAACTTAGCTGTACAAAATCAGCCAGCCATCAGTTCTGCCAACTGTGCACGGAGGTCTTTCAGCTCTGCTTCCCTGTCCTCGATTTCAGACTGCAAATCCTCAATCTCAGCCAGACGGTCAGCTTCTTTGGCTTCTGCTTCCTGCTCACGGGTTAGGAAATACACGCCATCCTCCGGCTCGTTTATTCCTCCGAATCTGTCAAGGTTAATCATCTTTCGGTCTCCCTCTCTTACGTTCCTCTTTGATTTGCAGTGCACTGTACCACTGGTCTTTGTCGATCTCGATGGTAGACCACCGATGGTTACAAGCAAGGCACTTTTTTCTGCGAACAATGCTATCGTGGTCAGACCGGCTGTCGACCGTTGTGATGTTGTCACTGCCGCACATTGGGCATTTCATCGTGCATCCCTCCACTCGTTGGTGTGGTGGGCTACCCGCTTGATTTTGCGGCATTCTTGCTCGTTGCGTTCGTCTTCCTCAGCGCTGACTGCTAACGCACACAGCAAGATAGCCGTTGCGAGAAGCCCGCAGGACACGATCACCCAGCCAAGCATCTGCGCTGTGGTCTGGCATCCTTGAATCGCATCACCGCAGCCAACTGCTGCGATAGCTGCGACCAGACCGAGCATGGAAAGCGCCATTCCTTTCAAAGTTTTCATTGGTTCTCCTTTTTGCTTCCAAAATTAAAAATCCACACAGTTGCCATCACGGCAGCCGCTACGATGATTCCCCATGTGCCTTTTGTGCCGACCAGCAGTTCAACCAGATGTACCAGCCACAGGTTCAAAAGGAACACCGCCAACACCACCGCAAGAACAGTGCCCCATATCATAATGATTTCTACCAATGCTTTCATTTCTATCCCCTTTCGTTTATTTTTTCGCCATTGCAAATCACGTCTATGCCATGCTTTGCCACTGCAACACCTATCTACGCAATTCCTTCGCTTTTCATTGCTTTTCCTCGCGCTGCCTCGCCTCCGCTTATCAATTCCACTCATCGCATCTCTTAGCCTTTGCGATGCACCGCCTCTCAACGCCCTCGCTGCTCACGTCGATGTTTCGCCTTGCCGTTGCTTATCAAAGCTACGCCTTGCATCCATAGCCATTGCCGCTCAAGTCGCTTCGTCTCTAGGCATTGCCTTAGCATTTCTGAGCCAATCGTCACTATGCCGTTGCCGTTCCATGCCGAGTGCATCACAGCCCTACCCTGCCATAGCGGTTAATTGAGGATTTCGTAGATATAGCGGCCTTTGCCGCTGTTTCTCCACTGGCCGATGCCACGCAGAGCACCGTAGTCCAGCCACTCACGCACGACCTTCTCGTGAGAATCGTCCAGCAGCATGACCTCAAACTCGCAGGTTGAACCAGCTGGAATCTGCTCGCTGTTGGCGAGGCTCACCCGCTCGCCCTGCGCGGTCTGTGCGCGGAGAGGGCGCTGACACTCGGTAATCTCGCCGTTCACATGAATGGGAATCATGCGGGGCTGAACAAAAATCAGGCCATCAATAACCTTCTTGTAGGCCGTCAGCTTGCCGCTTTCGTTCACGGCTTTCTTCTTGCCGGTTTCGGTCTTGCCGCCAATTCTGGAGAGCATACCACAGGAATCCTTGAAGAAGCCTTTAATCTGGTAATCGTACAGGATAGGCTCACCATTCTCATTGCGAGGGAACACGGTCATGCCCTTATCTGCCACAGCATCGGCGCCCAGAGCTGCAACTTCGTCCTCGATAGTGTTTGCATCAGGGGACTTGCTGGCGATGAACTCTCGCGCGATGTTCTGGTTGCTAGGCCAAGTGCCGAGAACTGCTTCGATGAATGTAATTCTTACTTTGATTTTTTTCATTTTTGTTCGCTCTTTCTTTCTCAATATGTTCCAGTCTTAAAGGTTCACGCTCTTGCCAGCGCTTCTGCCACGGACTGCTTTTGTTGAAGTTGCTTATTGCTTTCTTCATCGTTTGACATCCTTCGCTTGCGTTGGATGTGTTCCAGCCGGTCTTTCTCCCGGCTGTGCCAGCGGATTTCCCGCTTTCCGTAGTATCTACCGTTCATAGGTCAGCTCCCCTGTTGCAAGCATCTGTGACACCTCGCCGTAATGCTTGCCCAGTTTGTCCGCAAGGGCTTGTACTTCTCCGATGGACGGAAACGTCTTTTCCAGTTTGTACGCCGCCTTCTTGCGCTTCCTATCACGCTCTTTGTCAACTTTACGCTTGCATTCTGAACAGTACTTTCTTGTTGGTCTGACCACGCCAAGATACAGTCCACAGCGCTCACAGTACTTTTCTTCCACGTAGCATCTCCTCTATCAACCTTTTTTCTCTGTTGTGCCGTTCAAAGTACTGGTTGATGGACTTCTCCATCAAGAGCACCTTGTTGGCTTCGTTCCGGGACACGCCCTCCGCCATTGCAAGTTTCAACCTGCGCTTCCGGCTCGGTGCTTTCAAAAAACATCTGCGCAAAATTGCGCACATCTTCTTTTAGGTTGTCCACCGCCCTGAGAACGTCACGGTGGTTCTTATCGAAGTTCTCTGCAATCTGACGGCTTGAAACCACAGGCTTGCCATTTCGCATGGATAAGATAATGTCGTTCATTTTCCCTCTCTTTCCTTCAACAGCTCTTCCAGAGCTTCTTTCACCTTAGCTTCCGCATTTTTAGGCTCACGCTTACCGTTCAGGATTTTTCCCAAGTATTCCGGAGCGCATCCCATTTTTGCAGCAAGCTCTCTGATTTCGATGCTGTTAACGTGAAGCGTTCCAACAACATCGCCTGTCCACTTAGGAAGCAAATTTTTTCTCCTTTCTTGTTCTAGTACTTGAACTTTTTGAAAGAATATGATAATATTATGGTGTCAAGCAAAAACATTATCGAACGTTCTTCTATTTGTTCAAAGTCTTTAATTTGTTCTACCAATTGAACCCGGTAGCCTTATTAAAGCACAAGTAGCAGAACTTTTCAAGTGTTTTTGTTCAAGTGGTAGAACTTTGTCATCTTGTACAAACACTGGAGGTATGTTTTGTGTTCTTTGACAATTTCGTAAGGCTATGTGAGCAAAAGGGAGTAAAGCCGTCTCGTGCTTTGACTGAAGCTGGTGTTCCGAAATCTGCTTATAGCTATTGGAGAACCGAAGCAGGTGCAGGAAACGATGCAAAGCCGACCAATCAAAATGCCGTTAAGCTAGCACAGTATTTCGATGTTACGGTTGACTACCTTCTTACTGGCAACCAAAAAGAAAACCCGCCCCAGCAGCCGCAAAGTGAAGTTGATGCAGCAGTGGAGCGGATTAGAAGAAAACTTGAATCTATGCCGAAGGAACAGCGTGAAGCGCTGATGAACCTGATCGAGAAGATGTAACGTTCATGCCCGGTAAAATAAAAAAAACCCCTTGTGCCGGGCTGGTGTAGCTCTGCGCAAGGGATTTTCTATTATTCCAAGTCTAGTGCTTGTTCCGCTGCCGGAATCTTTTCAGGATGTTCCAGCAGCCATGCAATAAATCGGTCAATCTTGGCTCTTTCCTGTTCGCTCATTGTGGCATATCCTCCCGATCAGTAAAAATGAATGTCATTTGATACGATTATACATCCTCTAGTTGTAAAGTCAATGTCTTTTTAACAACTTCGTAAAAATCAATCGTTTTCTTCACATCCATCACTTCACATCAGGGAAGCCACGAGCGTTCAAGTCAAAAGGGACAACGTCTATCCATCTTTCCTCCAATCACAGCTCTACGAGCTGTCCGTCAATGTTTTCGATGCTATCTGCCGGGTCGCGTCCATCGTCTAAGGCGGCTACGGCGCGTTCCAGAATGCCTTTTGCTTCGAGGTAAGCATCTTTATCAGCTTCGTACCCAGAAAGGCTCAGGACAAGTTCCAACGTCCGTCTGCGAGCGTATGGGACAATCAGAGCGTCTACGGTTCGGTTCATTCGTTTTCCTCCCATGGTTTCGGCGTTGTGGTTTCGATCGGTTCAGATGCGGGCATTCCGTCAATGATAATCATGTTGTTACCTCCTGTTTGATTGTTTTTTCGATGGTACAGTTATAACACAGGCTGCTGTTGGTTATCCACAGCAGTTTTTTCCATTTTTTGGTTTGTCGAATCCAGCAGTTTTGTAAATTTTTGTCGATGGGGTGAGGATTATGGATGAATATTTGTTGAGAACAGCCAAAGCATTGGAAATGGCACGGATGCGTTCCGGTCTGAGTCAGCTAAAATTGGCAGCACGAATGAATGTAAATCGCTGCACGATAGCTAGTTGGGAGCAAGGAACTGCGCCAATCTCCCTGCCGATGGCTATGCGTTGGTTTACCTACTGCGGCGTATCGGCGGCTCGATACATGGACGCTTGCATTCATCCCGGCCTGCTGGAGCATCTGGAAGATGACCTTTCCGATTTGGAGAAACGGCGGATTCTCATAGATGCCATGATGGAGTGCTCCTCCTATGAGATAGATGCCTTGCTATACATCCGGTACGGAGATCACGGCTCAGACCACATCGGCGTGCTGACGGAGATTCTGGCAAACCTCCACACGCCGTTGAAGGACAGGGTCGCTGTCTGCCGGATGGTGTCTGGTAGCTATGAGATGGCACAAGCTACCGGAACAGACCCAGACCCGAACGGAACCGCCCCAAAGATGGAGATTCTTTATCAGGCGCAGGACGCCGGAACAGAAGCTGCTATGAAGTCTAACGATTCCTATACCGTGAATCCCAATAATATAACTGGCTGATTGTCGAATTATCGCAGTTTTTGCGGAACATCTTGTACACGTTCATCCACTTTTTGTACACCTATCGGGCAAATTTACCTTGTCATTCCGTCCCCCATAGGCTGTAAATCGACAACATTCGCGTTGAATAAATAACGAATTGTCGTCATTTTGTTGTTTTCGATTGAGCGGCTCGTCAATCCGTCCCCCATAACATTGGCTTAAAAGTTTTTCATCCACTTTTTGTACACGTTAGGTAAACCTAACCGTTAAGCGTTTCAACCTTTCGGATGTTGAACATCTGTTTATTTAGCGATATTTACTTTGTGTTTTCCACTTTTTAAGAGAGAAAGAAAAGATTTTGTGGAAAATTTTCTTCTTCTGCTATTAGTAGAAGTTATTTTATAATCTTGTTAATAGTCTTGTTTTATATAATGTAAAGAGGTGTACAAAAAATGGATATAGGTGTACAAATTGTGGAAACAGGTGTACGAAATGTGGGCAGTTAGGTGTACAAGAAGTGGAAATAGGTGTACACTTGCTATTGATTTGTACACCTGTTTGTGATATACTTTTATACGAGAGGAGGCGTGATAAGATTGTCTGATATTAAAGGCGGGAACTTGGTTGAAAAAAGCCGACAGCTTGTTTGGGCAAAGTTCACTGATTATACAGCAGGAGAACTACGGTTACTTGAAGTGTATCTTAGCCGAATCAATCCGAGAGACCCTGAAACTTCAACGGTTCAGTTTACGTTACAAGAGTATTGCGAGTTTTTGGGGTTGAAAATCAACTCTAGGAATTTGAAAGTACAGGTCAAGCATTTCATCGACAATTCTGTTGAAGTTCCTAGAGGTGACGGTTCAGGCTCGTTTGACTTGTACCCCCTGTTCAGTAGAGCAACTGTAAACTTTGAACCTAGCTTGATGAATATTACTGTGTCATTGTGTTGCAATCCACTTCTGCAACCTGTTTTCTTTGACATTGCGGAGCGTGGATATGTCAAGTATCGCTTGCGCTACACAGCGAATATGAAATCGCAGTATAGCATTTTGCTGTATTCAATTCTCCGAGAGTTCATCGGACGTGGCGTGAGCCAGCCCGAAATTACGTTGGATAGATTAAGGGAACAGCTTGGTGCAAGAGGACCTAGCTATCAAGAGTTCAAGCATCTTAGGCGGCGTGTCATTGATATTGCGGTAGCTGAAATAAACGAAGTATCAGACCTGTGCGTTGAATATGACAAAGTCATGAGAGGTCGCAATGCGGTTGCTGTGAAGTTCAATGTGGCTTTCAAGTCTAATGAGCCAGTCATAGACGTGGAAGCTAACGAGGTTGAAAGCGTAGAGCTAAAAGATGTTCCAAAGAGCCAACGACCTGCCAGAAAGCCCCGTAGCGGCGCATACGAGGATGTGGATTGGGCATCTATTGCGCCGGAGATGTCTAAAAACCAGTGTATCTTGACCGCAAAGCTGGTGGCAAAGAGATTGCCGGAGAAGTATCCGAACATCAAGCCTAACAAGAAAAAAGAAGCTATTGTGAACATCATTGAGAACGCATACAGGGTTCTTGTCAGCGAACGGCTTGATAAGATTGAAAAAGACCCAGGCGCTTATATGTACTCAATTTTGAAAGAAGCAGATCTTGACGATTATGCTACGTTTGATGATAGCTTCTTGAAGTAGTCAGATGCAGCACATACGGCAGAATGAGCAGATGAAGCAGAAAGGAGAAAACGATGAACAAGGTTTACGTGGTTCTTGCAGGATGTATGGACGATTTATCTATAGAGGGTGTGTTTTCTTCCGAAGAAAAAGCAAAAGAATATATCTCCGAAATGATGAAAGACGCATATCAAGCAAGCACGAAACCCTATTTTGAAGAATGGGACGTGCAATAAAGAAAGAGTGATAAAATGACAAAAATCATAGCTATCGCCAACCAGAAGGGCGGCACAGGAAAGACCACCACAAGCACCTGTCTGGCTGGTGCGTTGCAGTTGCTTGGCAAGAAGGTCTTGCTGGTGGACTGCGATGCCCAGTGCAACGCAACGGACACCTACGGCGCACAGACAGAGGACGTATGCACCCTGTTTGATGTGATGACACGGCAAGGAACAGTAGAGGAAGGTATCCAGCACTGTGAAGCTGGCGACATTCTGCCGTCTGATAACGCATTGAAGGACATTGACGAGCAGCTTGTCCGGGACATGGGCAAGAACTTCCGGCTGCGAGAAGCCCTTGAAAGCGTGTCTGCGCAGTATGATTACATTGTGCTGGATACTCCCCCGCAGCTCGGTCTTGCGCTTGTGAACGCACTGATCGCCGCCAACAGAATTATCGTGCCCATCACAGCAGACCGATATGCACTGGCTGGTTTGAGCCAGCTTTCGCAGACCATCAGCGATGTTCGCAGATACTTCAATCCGACTTTGAAGATTGAAGGTCTGCTTCTGAACCAGTACAAGAGCCGTGAGAACCTGTCTAAAGAGGTTGTGGAGCAGCTTCCTGTGATTGCACAGAGCATGGGAACAACGCTGCTGGACGTGAAGATTAGACCGTCTATGGGCGTTCGCAAGGCTCAGGCAGAGCGGCATAGCCTGTTTAGCGGCGACACGGCAAAGAGTACCAGTGCAGAAGATTTCAAGGCGTTGGCACAGATGATTGTAGAAGGGGACAGCAATGAGAATGATTGATAAAGAAGCACTGCTAGAAAGGCTTAATTTGTTTATTTGCGAGTATGACAGAATGGATCAAGAAGAAGCGATAGAAGCAATAAGAACCGTGATTAAAGCCGTCAAAATGATGCCAGAAACCCGGCACTCAAAGTGGGTTAGAACAAAAAACTTGATTATATCTTACAAATGTTCTATTTGCGGATATGAAACAGAAGTTGCACAAATGAGATATTGCCCGAACTGTGGCGCACGGATGGAGAATGTGAAATGAAATCAACCAGCAAAAAATCATCAGGCTTGCTTGGCGGGTTTGATTTTCAGCCTGTTTTTTCGGAACAGCCATTAAGCCGAAGTGAGCCAAAGGAAGAAGAAGTATGCCAAGCAAAGCCGAACGAAGCCGAACAAGCACAGATTAAGCCAAGTGAAGATACAGACAGCCATGCACAGCCTAATGAAGCACAGTTAAGCAGTATTAAGCCGAAGCAAGCCAAAGACAGCAAAACGCAGCCGAACAATGCCGTAGTAAGCGAAAGTAAGCCGAAGAAGCTGAAACAGGCGAAGGAAGTTCAACGTCTTATCGAACAAGGCGATGTGTCCGGCGCACTGGTCAAAGCTGGCTTGACAAAGAAAAAAATCCCGATGCCGGAATCGCATCAGGGTGTTGCAAGTGGTGATGGCAAGCGTTCAAAGCGCATTACCATCCTTATGAGCGAAGAAGAGCGAAAGTACATCAACCGTGAAGCCAGACGGCACGGAATGACGATTGGACAGTTCGTTTACGCTCTGGCGGTTGCGGCGGCAGATGGGAAGATTGAGCTGGAGGATTTTCTGGAGGATTAAAGGGGGTTCCAAAACGGAACACCCTTGCTGTATCATATATTGTGGTATTAGGTATTGACTTTTAAGCACACAAATAGTATACTTAATGTGCGCTCAAAAGTGGAGGTGAACGCATGAGTGCAAAAATGGGAAGACCAAAGCTGGAAAACCCGAACAGTGTTCGCACAAGCGTCCGTTTGGACGTGAATACTGACAAACAGCTTTCGGATTATTGCGAAAAAAACGGCATTTCTAAGGGAGAAGCTGTTCGTGAAGCTGTCCAGCAATGGCTTGAACATCAAAAATAAAAAATCCCCTAAACTGTTCGTAACTTGGCAGTAGCAGACAGTTTAAGGGATTACACTCCATGCGATTATGGGTGATAAATCCATTATATCATCTTCATAGTTGCATTACAAGCAATATTTTTGTGGTAAAGCCAATGAAAATTCCAGCAACGAAAGAAGAGATTCTCGCAAATTTCAAGAAAAACAACAATGGCCGTCCGCTCAATAAGGATGATTACGAGGTTGCGGAAGCGTTATCTCGAATCACTTACAAGGCGTATGAGGTCGGAATGGAAGATGCCAAACAGCTGAATATGGAGGATATGATGGATAGCAAGAAATGTAATGCGCTTCACGTTTTTAAGAACAGTAGCTTTGGTCAGCTTCGCACGATTGAAGAAGATGGAAAGATTCTTTTCTGTGCCGCTGACGTGGCAAAGGCATTGGGGTACATCAATCCGAGAGATGCAATTTCTCGCCATTGTAGGGGTGTCGTGAAACGCGACACCCCTACGCAGGGAGGAATCCAAGCAATCGCTTTTATCCCGGAAGGAGACGTTTACCGTCTTATCACCCACAGTAAGTTGCCCGGTGCAGAAAAGTTCGAGAGTTGGGTTTTCGATGACGTTCTTCCGTCTCTCCGAAAGAATGGTTATTATAGCCTTACCCCGCAAGAGAACAAGCCCAACACGCAGGACAATGCAATTTTGCAAGTGCTGATGAAGAACACGGAAGTCCTGCAAGCCATCGTTCAACAGAACCAGCAGATTATGATTGCTCTTACCAACCTGTCTGTCAACGATGCAAAGCGCACGATGGAGATTCAGCCTTACACTTCACATCAGGGGCAGAAAGGTGACGGCAAACGCAGCAAGCGAATCACAATCCTTATGAGCGACAGCGAGCGGACGTTCGTTACGAGAGAAGCCCGCAAGCACGGATTCACGGCAGGGGAGTACATCTATAACCTGTCTGTTGCAGCATCCAAAGACCAGATTGACTTGGGATAATCAGTTGTCAAGATAATAAGAGGGGGTCGGCGAAACACCGACTCCCTCTTTCATTTACTTATCAGCAATGCAATCCCAGTAGAGATATGCCTTGCCATCTGCGGCATCCGAGTCCTCAAGGAACGCCTTTGCCATGTCAGCGTAGAAGCCCGGAGTGTCAACGGACTGACGCTTTGCGACCTGACAATAATCCGAGTACATCATGTTCATGACAGCCCAGAAATCGTTCGGGTCACAGGTGATGTTACGCTGTTTGGCAACGTCCTGCGTCTGTTCCAACGTCCAGTGACAGCCCTTTGTGCCGTCAGCGTTCACCATGCTGTCGCACCATTCCTCAGCTTCATCGTGGGTGAGGTGTTTGCGTGGCATCTTGATGGAACGGCTGTCCGCACCGCCATGCTCATACTGCCCAGACCGCTTGTACCAGTCTCCGTTCTGCGAAAAGCCGATTTGCGGCATTCTGCGTCCATTCTCTACGTCAGGGTAGCGGGGGATAGGGTAGGGGTCAATGTAGCGGTTCTCCTCCTGCGGGTAGTAAGGATGGCGGTCATTGCCATCTTCCAGCTTACGCAGACGGCGTTCCAGCTCACGCTCCCTGCGATCGCGCTCTTCCTCAAGGCGGTCGCGTTCCGGCTCACGGTCTTTATCGTGGTCGCGGAGCATCATCATGCGGCGAAAATTAGTCTTGCCCATAATCTATACCTCCTCAGGAAATGGACGCAGGCGCACCGGCGTGGGAACGGCAGAAGCAGCCAAGATACTTAAACGTGCCGGTGCCGGTTGCAGACGTTGCCACACGGGTAGCGTAGCGGGTGCGGGTGTGAATGCTCTCGGCTGTTGCCTGAGCGCAGTTGCAGTCGGTCAGAGGGTATGCGGTAGTGCCTGCGCCGATGGTAATGACAACAGGGGCGTTGATGGTGGTCGTGTCCGGCAAAGCCTGAGCAATGACCAGACAATATTTTTCTCCCGCTGCGTAGGAGCCAGCAGGAATATTGATGGTCAGCGTATCATTGGCGAAAGTCACCGACTGGCTCAAGACCAGATGGGGGCAGAGTTTGCAGCTTGTTTTGCAAGCCATAATGTTTTCCTCCTAAAAAATCAGGGGCAGAGGTGTCTTACCCCTGCCCCGATGGTTCACCCGGTGTTATCGGGGAGTGTGTTGGTTAGCAGCAGCCGCAACAGTTCACGCCCAAGTTGGGGTTTGCCACCTGATAAGCGGGAATCGGGCGAGGATTCACACGGTTCAGGATGGTGTCAGTCTGGGCGCTCATCGCGGAGGTCAGAAGCGCATTCTGCCGATCCTGAGAAGCCGCGAACTTCAGGTTCTGGTTCTCAGCGGTCAGAGTGGCAATCTTATCCTGCGTGAAGTAGTCCATCATGCTGCGGAAGTTGGCGTTGCAGTTGTCCACGATGGCGCGGGCGTTATCTGCGATGGCCTGTCGGGTGGCACAGTCTTCCGTTGCAATGGTATACTTCAGGTCGCCGATCAGCTGCTTGTTCTCGCAGCAGCAAGATGCCAGCTGCGTGGCAAGTGCGGTCTGACCAGCCTGACGTGCGTTGCCCTCCTGCATGATGGCAAGGCTGATTGCGTTGTCACCGTTGGACACGCTGCGTTCCAAACCGTTCACGAGCTGTGCGTTCTGGTAGCCAAGCTGACAGATGGCACTGTTCACACCAGCAAAACCGTTTGCAATGTTGGCGTTGACGCCGTTCATCTGCGCCAGCTGGTCATAGCCCAGAGAGCAAATACCGCTCTGGATGCCCGCCAGAGAACGGGAGGTATCCTGCTGGTAGAAACCCTCAGACAGAGCCACGCGGGTGTCGTTACCGCCCTGACCGGTTGCGCCAGTACCGACCAGATAGGGGATATAGGCGTTCATGCCGTTGTCACCGCCGTTGCGCCCGTTGCCGTAGTTGCCCCAGCCGAAGATGATGGCGAGAATGATGACAGCCCACAGACCTTCGTTGCCGAAAAATCCACCGTTGTTATTGCCGCCATCCTGCCCGGCAAGATATCCAGTTGCAAAATCGTCCATAACAAAACTCCTTTCAGTTTTGCGTTATGCTATCCCACCGCCGTATGCGATGGGCGAAGCCAAACAAGTGCGGTTTTTGTCAAGTCCGCAAAACTGAGAAGCGTTTCGCTTAGAGGGATGCGTTATCGGGGCAACGTCAAATTTAGGACGCTTGCCAGTTGGTTCAGGTCGATGCCACGCTCTTTGGCGAGGTTCTGCGCCATCGTCCGGAGTTGTGCTTCGTTTTTACCCTGAATCAGGTTCAAGCCCTGCATGATGGGTGCGCTCTGCCCACCCAGCTGCTGGATAAGCCCCATCGGGTTCTGCCCGGCACGAGCCAGATTTGCCAGCTGCATAATAGGACTGTGAGTAATCATATCAAACGGAGAGGACATTGTTATTCTCCTTTCTTTGCTGCGGCAGCTGGCTTAGAGAAGCTCTTCTGCCACTTTTCCAGCTCATCCAGACGGTGGACGAGGGCGTTGTACTGCTCAATGGGCACATACTGCTGTGTCGGTGCAGCGGTCTGCTGTGCCTGTTGTGCTTGCATCTGCCGCCATGCTTCCGGGCTGTAGAACTCCTGCACATAGGATTCGCAGGTGTCTGGGTTGAGACGCTTGCAGTAAATCACGCCGCTGCGCAAGTCCGGGCAGTAGGTCGGTCTGCCGTATAGGTCAGACGGTATTGCCAAAAACTCCTCCCTGCTGGAAACAGGTCTACCAAGCAACCAACCGCCATCTTGTGCCGACTGCTGAACAGGCTGTTGCCCATTCATCGGCTGCGGACGCTGCGGCTGTGCCTGTTGCATCTGCGTGTTGGGCAGGGGAGTGGCAAGCCCGACCGTACCCATGCCGCCGTAAGGATTGACAGGCTGCTGCGGAACGTAAGGCGCTCCGGGTGTTGGATAATAGCTCATAATACATCCCTCCTTGTGCTCCAAGTGTACCGCATCGGCAAAAAGTGAAGGACAACGAAGGTACAACGAAGGACAAAAAAGAAAAGCGCCCACACGGAAAAATCCGCATGAGCGCTTAACTGTTAAGGGTTTCACTTTGGGAGCAAGAATAAAATATCACGTTTTAGTTTGCACGGCAAGAGTTTCGACAAAACTAGTGCAAATAAGGCAAAAAATCAAGAGCGGAACTGCCCGTAGGCAATGCCGCTCTCTACAAAGGCCGTAGCCTTTCAAATCATAAATCGTATGGCGTATAATGCAAAGACGCATATACCGATAAAACAACGCCTATAAATGCACTATGCCAAAACGGAAAGGCGGCTTTTAGAACACTTGATGTCGCCTCAAAAATAATCAGAGCGAACAAAACACGGGATAAAAAGTGATATATTTTATTTGCCATAATTCATATAAAATCGTCTCCCGCATGGTACGCACTATAAGTAGGCGGGCGGGAGACTGGTCGGCGACTATCTGTCAACCGCTTTTTTCATTCCCAGATAAAGCACTGGGCTAGCTGGCAAATATCCACCCTAATGCGCTTCTTCGAGAGGCCGGGTAGATTTGTTGAAATTATTATACCACAAATCGTGCAAAAAGAAAAGCCAGCGGGTAAACGTTCTTCCGCTGGCTTTTCTGTACGCATTTTCTCCGAAGTGTGTGTACGTTACTTCGGACACTATAAGTAGTGTATCACACATTCAGAATTTTATTAATAATTTTCAACCTATTGCCGATTGATGTCCGACAATACGGCACACGCGCTGCAATGTCAACTTGGCATAGCTGGTCAACGTACCGCAACCGGGCGATTTTCCGGTCATACCTCCCAAGCGGCGCACGTTTTATCACAGCTTTTATCTGCTCTGCATTAAGCCCTTGCAACGCTGGCGGAAAGACTACTCGAGCCGCCGCCACAGACAGCACCGAGCCAGAAGGGCTGCGGCAGCTGTCCTGCGTTGCGCACCATACTGCCAATGACGGCAAACTGGTGACGTTTTGTCACCAGTTTCGTGGCCTCACGAAATTGCTCTTGTGCGGCGTACATTTTGTTGGTGTCAACAAAATGCTCGTATGTAGTGCTGGTCATGGTGTTACTCCTTGTTATCCAAAACGATTACTGCGTACACGCGGAGGCTTTCCAACTTTTCAATAACGGCATTATAAGTTGCTTTCGTTGCGATGTGTGCGATGCGCTCCAGCTCGTTGTTCTCTTTTGATGCAGCGATAATTTCATCCGCAGATACGCGTTTCATGGTTTCAATCAAATCGAGCAAATCTTCGGCATTTACTGCGTTCATGTGTTATGTCTCCTTACAGTGTGATTTCCTCAGCGTTCGCCTTGTCCTCCGCGTCCAGAGCGTCGTAGTACGCCTGTGCAAGGGCTTCCACCTCTGCGATGTCGTCGGCGTCCAACATACCGCTGTCGTAGTGCATGTACGCCTTGTCCAGCCAATATGCCACATCCCGCCCTGCTGCAATTTCCCGCTTGATGGAGCGCAGGGTCAGGTCGTGTCTGGCTTTGGATTTGATTGCCATATGTATGTACCTCCTTTAGTTCGTTGTCATGGACGCTACTGCGTCCTCAAGGTCAGTGATCCGCTTAATCGGGTCAGCCCTGCCGGTAACGGTTACGCTGTCTGCGTTGGTCAACAGGGTGTTCACGCCGGGGAAGGAGGGGATAGGCTGTGCGCCTGTCGCGGTAAACGGCACCGGCTCGGCCCGACGGTAGGCGATTTGCACCGGGGTTCCGGCGGCGTACTGGGCGGCGAGGTAGGATTTCAAAGCGGCAACGTCTGCAAATGTAGACCAACGCAGATATAGGGATGTTTTCCACCCGTTTACTCCTTGTACCGTATTCGAACCTGAAACCGATGCAATAGGGAACGTTGTGCAATAATCGTCCCTGGACAGCACTCTTGTTCCAATGGAAATTGATGTGCACTGAAAATAAAGAGTATCACCGGACCCAACGGCATTCCATGGTTCCGTTCCATCCAGCGTCAACAACTTCCACATCCCCAGTCCCTCTCCCGTCACTGCATCCACCGTGCCGCCGTAGATGGTGCGGGGCAGGGTGAGGGTGTTGGTGCTGCCGATGTATGGTGTGTAGGTGGTGGGGGCGGTGATGCTAGAAACAAGTATAAGTTCAAAATATGTATCTATCGCCGTGCCCTCTTTAATAGATGCGGTTGAGCCATAAAAGGCAATTGAAATATCTGTTGGCTTGGCTAAGCTTCCAGTATTTTGGGCGGCACCGGTACTTGTTTCAATCCAAGCCGTATTAGGTGTAATTTTTCTAAGTGTAATTACAATTGCATTATCAGACAAAGGCGTACTGATTGAAGCTCGGTTTACAGTGTATGTACCTGCTGGCAGGTGTGCAATGCCGATGAAGCACGAAAATCCGTCCTGATTCAGTGTGCCTTTCAAATGATAGCGACCATCAGATTCTGTTGTAACACTGATTCCATAAGTTTCTTTTTCAACAGGAAATTTCAGCAGATTCTCCCCGCACCGCTCGACCGTCACGCTATCCCTGCCCTTAATTGGGCGGACATTCTCCGGGCTAGGTTCACCGCTGCCTTCCTGCGTTGGCTCCCAACTCACCTTACAGCCAAGCGGATAACCTGCCACAGGGTAGAACACAACAGGGTTCCCGGTCTCCTCCAGCGGCGGACAGAGGGTGTCAATGATGTGCTTACTGCTCCAGGCGTCGAGCCCCACGGTGGCATCATCAATTTGTGTACCATCTTTGCCAGCTTGACCATTTAAGACATCAATTGTTTTTGTACCGTCTTTGTCAGTGATGCTGACACGATGGCCATTTTCGATGTCGGTTACAGTTACAACTGGGGATTTCCCGTCATTGCCGGGCTCGCCTTTGAAGTTTCCGTTTGCGATGCCGTCTTTGAGCTCCTGCAGGCTGCCAGCGGCTTCCTGAGCGCTCTGGTCTGCATTGCCTGCACTGGTGGCGGCTTCACTGGCAGCGGTCCAGGCGGCTTCTGTAGAGGCTTCCACCTGCTTGAGAGCCTTGTCCCCGGCTGCGTCTACAGCCTGCGTGGCGGTGGTCTGCTTGTCACCGATGGCTTTCAGAGCGTCCTCTTTGGCGCTGATGGTGTCAGAAAGGGCCTGCCCGGACTTTTTGGCAGATGCCTCAGATTGCTGTGCTGCCGTCTGTGCATCGGTCTTGGCCTGCTCTGCGGCGGTGGCATCGGTGTGCACGGCATCCACCAGCTGCTGCCATGCAGGTGTGCCAGGCTCCGGCTTTGTGCCGTCCTCCGTGCCGCTGTTGGCACTCACCCGGTAGCGCAGATCTGCACTTGTCACGGTGCGGGTGCCGTCGCTGCCCTCGAAGGTCACACAGCCGGAGCCGGGTTGGGCGGTCACGCTGGCAGGCACGGCCACATAGCCGCCCACCACCAGCGAGGATGCCGGGTCTTTGCCGTCCGGGACGTGCTAGAACGCCCGGATGGTCAGCCCTTCCCACTCGCCGGTGGCAGTGACGGCAAGGCGGTACACGCCACGGTTCTTGGTGTAGCCAAAGCGCACCAGCTGCTCATAGCCCGGCACTTTGACGACGCCATTGGATGCGAGAGATACGCTTTGCTGGATCATAAATTACTCCTTGTTGATGGTAGGCTTCTTTTCTGCCAATGCCTTTTTCATCATGCTGACGGCCTTTTCAATCACGCTGTCCAGCACTTCATTGGTGATGAAAGGCTTCAGCCAGTCCGGCAGTGCGCCGCGCAGCGCAGCAAAGACCTGCGCCTTTTTCTTTGCGCCCTGACCGCTGCCCATGATGCTGTTTTCTGCCAGGGTCACGAGCTCCAGTGCCCACTGCTTGACGTACTGTTTGTAACCCAGCCGGATGGCACCAACGGCCAGAGAAATAAAGCCCAGGGCCATCAGAACCAGGGCGACGGGGGTGGGGATAAAGTTAAGCATTGCTTCCATGTTTCGTTACTCCTTCCATGAGGTAATTATCAATTTTTTCCTTGCTGGCCTGCATAGCGGGCACGTTGTTTCCGGTCAGCTGTGCTTCCAGCAGGGCACGAACGGCTTCCAGGGTAAGGCGGTTCACCTCATCAATTTCGGTAAATCGGCTAAGGTCTCTGGTCAATGCGGCACCATGAGAAAGGTATCCTTTCTCTAAGGCTCCAATACGGCGGTCCAGCTCGTCCAGGCGCAAGTTCTGAGCCGTGTCCGGCTCTTTCGCCTTTTTGAGGTACTTGTGGATAATGTCCAGCACCTTGTCCACCGTGATAGCTCCGGCACACAGGCTCCCCAAAACGCCAAGTACCCAAACGAGAGCTTGTTTTTCGGTCATTTGCCCTCCCGGAGACGGGTCAGGCCTTTCTTACAGATGATCTCCGGATAGTTGCGTGTGGTCACATTGAGGTCAACGTGGCCGGAGATTCCAGGCACACTGCCCTTACTGGTGTGCTGGTGGGTGTTGTAGGCAAAGGTCACGGCAGGTGTCTTTCCTGTGTAGTCGGCCAGCCAGACGTCGTAGGGGCTAAGGGCAGCACCGCCCATATACAGGCGTGTTTTAGCAAAGCTGGTGTAGGTATAGAGCTGGGCATAAAAGCCCATGTCCTCCACCTTTTTCAGGGCGTAGGCTGTCAGGTCGGTCAACGCCTGCTTGCCAAGAATCCTGAATTTGTTGTCCTCCACGTCCACTGCCACAGGCATTTCCAGCGTCTTGCCACGCAGGGCGTCAGCCAGCAGGGAAAGCTCTGCATCGGCCATTGCTTCGCTGGTGGCGTAGGTATAGTAGTAGACGCCCACTGCCAGACCTGCCGCCTTTGCATGGCGGTAGTTTGCTTCAAAGGTCGGGTCGATGTACAGGCCGTCTGCTCGCTTGGAGAGCCTGCGGTTTGTGCTGACGGTCTTGAGCATGACGCCCTGATAGCCAGCGGCCTTGACCTTCTTCCAGCCCTCCAGTGTAATGTTGCCCTGATACCGGCTTACGTCGATATAGCGGTAGGGCGGTGCTCCCGTCCACTCGGTCACAGATGCCATTGTGTCCTCCTGTTCTGCCTGTTCTTCCGCCAAAGCGGCAAAGAACCGGCTCAAAAAGTTGAAAAGTGCGGTCAAAAATGTGTTGTTTATTGCGATCACCCCCAATGTCCAAGAGTAGGCATTAAGTGCCATGGGCGGCCTCCTGCTGGGCCAGCAGCTCGGTCAGCTCTTTGTACTCGGCTTCGGTGATGCGGCCGAGGGCGTAAAACACGTCCAGCTTGTCCGCAAGGCCAGCGGTCTGGCCGCGCTCGATCAGGCGTTTACAGATACGATACAACATAGTTTTTACCTCCTTATGTGGTGGTGTCAGTGGTGGTGTCGTCGGTCATCCCCAGTTCCAGCAGGGCGACGCGGTATTCATGATCTACCGCCAGGGCATCCGTGTCCGCCTGCGCGGCCTGGGTCTCGGTCAGCAGGTCCGCGAGGGTGGGGTAGTGGTAGCCG